GACTGCCGACTTACACATGAGAGACCGTAATATTGGCAAACTCGTTGCAGAGGGTTGGCGCCCAAATGGCTTCTAAGTATGGCAAAAGTACTCTTTCCTTTATGTAAGCGACACTTGAAGAAGTATGATACCGTTGGGGGAGAGAACCCTAAAGCTTATAATACGATAGCTATTGAAACTTGTGAGGAATGTGTGAAAGAGAAAAAGGAATTAGTTGATCATCCCGATCACTACAATAAGGGTATAGAAGTGATAGATTTCATAGAATCTTGGGATATGGATTTCAACACAGGTAATGCGATTAAGTATCTTTCCAGGCACAAGTACAAGGGAAGTCCGCTTGAAGACTTAAAAAAGGCCAAGTGGTATGTAGAGAGACTGATTCAAAAATTACAGGAGAAACGCAAATGACAGAATCTTTAGTTTATAATCCTCCGGCACCGCGCCAAACGCTTTCTTTCGAGGACGTTTTACTGGTACCTAAGTATAGTGATATAGAAAGTAGAAAAGAAGTGGATACCTCAAGCTCACTAGACGAAACTAGGAATTTTGAGTTGCCCATTATATCCAGCCCGATGGATACAATAACTGGCGCCAATATGGCAAACGCGATGGTACATGCCGGAGGCTTCGGGATTGTACATCGATACAATTCAGTCGAGGAGCAGGCTATTATTTTGTCGGAAGTCGAAGGCTACCGCGCGGCAGCAATTGGAATGACAGGGGATTATATTCAGCGCGCCACCTATTTATATAATACATGCGATGTTGACATGCTGTGTATAGACGTTGCTCATGGGCACCATATTATGATGGAAAGATGTATTAAAACATTAAAGGACCGGTTCGAAGGTGATGTGCATATCATGGCTGGCAACGTAGCTACTTTAGAGGCTTTCAGCGCTTTGGCCTCTTGGGGCGCGGACAGCATAAGGGTTGGGATCGGCGGCGGGAGTATATGTTCGACTAGGATAGTATCTGGCCATGGAATTCCGACCCTACAAAGTATATTGGATTGCTCCAAGACTAGCTTTGATACAAAGATCATAGCTGATGGAGGCATAAAAACATCCGGAGATATTGTAAAAGCTCTCGGCGCTGGTGCCGATTTCGTGATGGTGGGCTCTTTGTTAGCCGGCACGAAAGAAACTCCTGGCGAAATATTTAGCAATGCTAACGGTAAGAAATATAAAGTTTACCGGGGCATGGCTTCAAGCGCCGCTCAAAAAGATTGGAGATCTAAAACTTCCACTCCGGAAGGAGTTTCTACCACTGTACCTTACAAGGGAAAAGTTCAAAATATATTAGAAGATCTTCGCGGCGGTATAAAGAGTGGATTTTCATATTCCGGCGCAAGAGATATTGTCGAATTTCAGAATAAATGCGAATTCGCGCAGCAAACAAATGCTGGACAAATAGAAAGTTCTACGCATATTATGAGAGGAAGAAAATGAAAAAACCACCGGTACCAAATCCAAGAGAAAGAAAAAAGTTTATGTTCTATGATTCTCACAAGAGACAAGCAGACCTAAGAACCAGACTTAAATATGATGGTATGAACCAATCACAGTTCTTTAGAGCTATGATTACAGGTTACTTAGAGAAGGACGATCTAATCTTGAAATATATTGATGATTTTAAAGAACAATATGAATTGCAGGGCAAGAACAAGAGGGCTAAAAATAAAAAACTTATAGAAGAAGGCAAGAAAGTTGGAAAACAATATAGACTTGATAGTAGAGATCTAGAGGAGATTTTCGACGTTTTAGCGGAGGAACATCCCGACCTATGAACTGTTTAGAGAAGTGCAGAAAAACAAAAACTCCATGCCGAAATAAGGACTGCAGATTGTGGGTAGATTTCGGTCCAGACTTGAATTGCGTAAGCGAGACAGTGACAAACAATGGAGCATTAACTTTAAGAGAAGTCGCTAAAAGATTAAATATAAGTTTCGTTAGAGTGAAACAGATAGAAGATAAGGCTTTGAAAAAATTAACAGATTTTGCAAATAAGTTAGAATTTTAATACCTTTTAAAGAAAATAACGACTATTTATATATTGGATAGTGTTCTAGTCTTTATAAAGCACAAGGAGAAAGCAAATGAAGCGTTTATTGAATGAAGACACAACTAGGAAGTTTATGAAGCTGGCTAACCTAAAGCCACACACCGAGAACTTTCTAGAGAAAGTAGAGGAAGCATGCTCCGGCCATGGCCCGGGCAAGGAAGTCAAGCCTGGGGCGAACAAGGCCACTGGCCGTTGGCTCAAGGAAGAGGAAGAGGTATCTGAGGATGCTGAAATAACTGAAGAGGGCTTTCTTTCCGAGCAGGATCCCGAAGAGGAGCTTCCGCCCGAGGAAGTTCCCATGGACGAGCCTGTTGACGATGCTCCGCCCCTTGAGGACGAGCCTGTTGATGATCTAGGCGGCGATGCTGGCGGCGACTTGGATGTCACAGCAATCGTTCAAGCTGTAACCGACGCGCTCGCACAAGAGCTTGACTCCCAGGGCCATCCCGTCGACATCGACGTAGAGGGCGGCGAAGGCGGCGAGGAGTTACCTCCCGAGGAGCCACTTGGTGACGAAGGCGGCGAGGAGTTACCTCCCGAGGAGCCGGCCGGAGAAGAAGAGGAGGATCCCGTTTTAGAGGATTTTGATTCTGCAGGGATCAGCGTGGAAGAGGAACTAGACGAGGAATATCTAAATGAGGTTACTCGTAGAGTTGCACGTCGCCTCCTAGAGAAGACTAAGAACAATAAATAAAACGCTTTAATTTGATTTTTTAGAAAGCCCGTCCTTGACGGGCTTTTTATTTTGTGTTATTATATAGACATGATATCAGAAGACCCACTTCTTAACAGCGCAATATGGTTTTTCTGTGGAGCCTTCTGCTACAAGCTCATGAGCGCGGTATTGAGAGTATCTAAATTAAATTACTTATTTCGCGAGATGTTGTTGTATAGCCTTGGACTTCTTAAAGTTGCGGACACTCACATGGAAGTTGCCAGAGATATTAAATATAAGGCTTTCAAAGAAGAAGATAACGATATATCCCAAGACGATATAGAGAAGTTAGTTGCTTATGATGAGGTTTTTGTAAAAGAGTGGAGGGCTAGCGCTATCAAGTTTATAGTACTGAATACTCCGGAAAATTTAAGAGGGACATTGAAGTTTTCCAATTGGCTACAGGCCATGAGGTATGTAGAGAAGGAATACAAAAGAAAAGGCATGTAGTTAGAGAAAATATTTTGAAAATCTAATTATATTGTTGGAGTTTTTGCTATATGAAATTATCAAAAGAAAAAATGGATTCAGAGGACACGCCGGATTCAGAGGAGATTGGGGAAATAGAAGCAACTGGTGGAAATGAAGTAGAGCCTTCATTGCCACTGATGATCAATTTTCCTAACTTGGGGAATGAGACCCTACCCGGCCAAGAAGAGTCTAGCTTAATTCTGTATGGAGATATAGATGAAGAAAACTCTGCAGACGCCATCACTTCTTTGTTAAAAAGTAAAATTAGCGAACCAGTAGAAGATTGCAAGCCTGTTAACTTCTATTTATCTAGCTGGGGCGGATCCGCGGCAGATATGTTTGGCATATACGATACTATGAGATTAGTAAGAACAGACAGAGAGATACACACCCATGGTCTTGGGAAAGTAATGTCCGCCGGCGTTATACTTTTGGCAGCAGGAACAAAGGGCAAGAGAAAAGTTGGTAAGAACTGCCGCGTAATGATCCATGGAGTAATCGCAGGCCATCATGGCAATCTCCACAGCTTAGTAAACGAGATTGAAGAAGCCAAATGGACACAGGATAGATATATCGACGCACTCGTAGAAGAGACAGATATGTCTAAAAGATATATTAAAAAGCTTATTGATAGGAAAATGAATGTATACCTTGACGCTAAAGAAGTTGTTGAGCTGGGCATTGCAGATGAAATTATATAAAATTCTCTACAACAAAAGAACAGCAAAGAAATATGGCTGGACCCCAAACTGGTTCGGAGCAACCAAGTTTGATGATTATCTAGTGGATATGATAACGGAATTCCAGAGAGCCCACGACTTGAAAGCTGATGGCCTGGTGGGAGAAGTAACTTACCGAAGAGCCAACACTAACAGAGAAGCCTTTTCAAAATCAGCTAGCCGTATCTTGTGTAACGGTCAGATGATCGCGATTGATTGGCCAAAGGTTAAGATTGACCTCTTGAAGGACGGGACACACAAGAAGTACAATGGCCGCCGCGCCCCTCACATGGCAGTAACACATTGGGATGTATGCTTGTCTGCTAACTCTTGCAAGAGAGTATTGGAGAAGAGAAACATATCCACTCACTTCGTTATTGATAACGATGGGACAATCGTCCAGCTTCTGGACTGCAATGACATTGGCTGGCATGCTGGAATAAGAAAGGTCAATAGCAACTCTATAGGTATCGACTTCAGTAATGCTTATTACACAAAGTACCAGAACACTTACGTCAAGAGAGGTCACGGAGAGAGGCCAATATTAACTGACAGTGTTGTACACGGCAGAACTCTAAAGCCGCACCTTGGCTATTATCCGCAACAGATTTGGGCTTATGAGGCCTTACTCGAATTTCTGAACGAGCATTATGATATACCATTGGCATGCCCAACGAAGAAGGGCGAACTCATAACTAGCGTACACCAGCCGGCTGCAGATGGCAATTATCATGGTGTTGTATGTCACTACCACTTGACAAAGAGAAAGATTGATACCGCTGGCTTAAAACTTGATGAGATTATTAATAAATTAAACAAGCCATCTAGCGATTTAGATAACTAATTATAGGTATGACTATGGATAATAAAGATATTGTCGCGGATTTTCTTTCCGAAAGTAAAAAGCCATTTCCCGATCTTTCCTTTGAGTCTCTAATCTCCTTGATTAGTGAGCAGATGGAAACACAACATCTCCGCGAAGGAGAAAAGAAGGGCCCGACCCGAGTGCCAACAGGAGCGAAGGAGCGCTCGCGCGTCTTAAGGCTTCCCAATGTGATACCCACAGAGATTTCAGTAGGTCAAAAACCGTCTAGCAAAGACAGGGCCCAGTTTGAATTATGGATGCGCAATCTTGGTATGCACGAAGGCGGTTCAGATTCTAGTGCAGTAGCAGCTAAATTAACTGCCATCACTAATTTCTTTAACAGCCCTTCAGATAATTTACCCAATGCCACTCTTCCACAAACACTTTCATATCTCATGTTTATGAATCAGTTCGTGTGGATGGTAAAAGAGTTCAACGCTTCTGTTGCTGGCTTCCTGTGGGAGCCTTTCTTGGCATCTTTGTTTGGAGGAAAGTCTGAACAGGTTCCAACAAGCAAGGGAGACATCGCTGATATTAAGATTTATCCCGGCGGATCGAAGACTGGCGAATCAATCAGTTTAAAGATTCTAAATGAGGAGGGATACGTAAAAGGGAGTTTCAGGGATCTCGTGAACCATTTCGCTGGCGGCGGTGACTCTATGCGATACGTGATTGTTGTAAAAGATCAATCAGCAGTAGAGAAAGAAATTTCAGCAGTAACTTTTTATGAATTCGATATAACTGCCCAAAGCTTTTTTGATTGGATTGGAGCAGTTGAGTATGAAGAAGTGGCCGAAACTGAAACGAAAACATTTACTTTGAACAATCCCGGGAAAAAGGTCAAGTTAAAGAAGGGCCTCAACGCTAAAGCCACCGGCCCAGGGTCCTATATCTTTATTCGACACTCCAGCAAAGATCAGTGGGGCAGGCAACAAACAAAATGGTTACGTCTAGGAAAGATTACCAAAACAGGAATGGTTCAGGTGGACGCCGAGGGCGGGAGGACTGCTGAACTTATGAACCTTCAAGGAATATCTCCGGAAGGCCTGATTGATCCTGAAAAAACTATATTAACAGCAGACTTAGCACTTTACGCGCGCGGCGGAGTTGGCGGTGCATCAGTCAGAAAGCAATATGTCAAGAAAAAGGGCGCTACAGATGAACTCTTCGGCGCCGCTACATCAGCTACGAATAAACTATGGGGAAGCGTAGAGCAACTAGGCCAATGGGCCAAGCTTAGAGACGAAGGCTGGGATAGTCAAAAGTTATTCCAGGCAATACAAAGCGGCGTTACTTTGCCCGATGGCACAGTTCTTGAGCCAGCCCCAGGAGTGACCGGTGCCAAGGGCGAAACACAGTTTCACATTAGCCCCTCTCATTATATGGGAATGGCAGGAAATGCTGGCGGTGATGCCGGCAAGTTAGGCACACTTAAGATAACCACAAAAACAGTGGAAGACTTTTTTGCACTTGCTGCGTCACAAATGAATGATGATCTAATTGTAATGTTTAACGCGCTAGCATCTTTAACTGATAACATTGGAAGATTCTTTTTGGTAGATTGTGGCGGCGATGCTTGTACGGATGAGGATGCAGCAGATAGGCATCTAGCCGGCGTTGAAGCGATGCGAGATGCTGAAGATTTAGAAGCTGCAGTTGTAAGCTCGGTACAATCTTCAAAATAATTAATTAACCTCTTGACTTTACAATCGTTTGTTGTTATTATAGACTATAGTTAATAAAGGGAGAGATATGTCTAAGCAATATGCATCTAACCAAGCTTTGAATGAAAAGCTTTTGAAGGGTGTGAATACCCTAGCGGATAACGTAGGCTCTACTCTTGGGCCGAGAGGTAGAAACGTTATCTTACACCAGAAGGATAAGAATCCTATAGTAACTAAAGATGGTGTAACTGTCGCATCCTTCATTGATCTAGAAGATCCTATGGAGAATGTTGGAGCGCAGATTGTTAAGCAAGCCGCATTTCAAACCAATGCGAAAGCAGGCGATGGTACGACTACGGCTACGATCTTGTCGCGCGCAATCCTTACCAACTCCCAAAGATACTTAGCGGCTGGCGCTGTCCCTATTGATCTAAAGAGGGGCATCGACAAGGCAACCGAAGCTATGGTTACAGAACTAAAGAGTCTCGCGCGCCCTGTCTCCAGCCAGGAAGACATTAAGCATATCGCAACCATCTCTGCTAACAATGACAAGGCTATCGGAGAGTTGATATCTATGGCAGCAGACCAAGCTGGCAAGGATGGCGCGATTACAGTAGAGGAAGCAAAGTCTCTAGATACGAGTTTAGATGTTATTGAGGGCTTCAGGTTCGACTCTGGATACTTTGCAAACGCTTTTATCAACGATGAAAGAAAGGGAGCAGTCAAATATGATAACTGCTTCCTGATGATTACTGATTACAAGCTCAGTACAGTAGAAGAGATCATGCCGACTCTAGAGATTATTTCAAGAGATGGAAGACCTTTGGTTATTATAGCAGAACAAGTAGATGGTCAAGCTTTGGCATCCTTAATTATGAATCAGACCAGAGGTACACTGAGAGTTGCAGCAGTAAAAGCTCCAAGGTATGGAGAAGAGCGCAGAAATATTCTCAAGGATCTGTGCGTGTCAACTGGAGCGACGTTTATATCCAGAGAGGCAGGAGTTGGATTGGATCAGGTCGAGCTTAAGCATCTTGGTATATGTAGGAACATAGAGGTGGTAAAGAACTTTACAACGATCGTTGGTGGCGAAGCTGATATCGAAGATATTGAGAGGACAATTGATAATCTAAAGACCGAGCTTTCTCAGACCAGCGATCTCAAGCAATGCGAGAGAATTCAGGAGAGGATAACTCGACTAGCTAGCGGCATCGCGATTATCAAAGTTGGCGCCGCAACAGAAGTCGAGATGATTGAAAAGAAACATCGCATTGAAGACGCCCTAGAGGCCGTCAAATCAGCTCAGGAGGAAGGTATGGTACCCGGTGGCGGTACCGCCCTTCTGAGGGTGGCGAAGATTGTAAGAGAAGATATTAGAAGGCTAGAGCTTGACAACCACGATCAAGAATTAGGAGCAAGTATTGTACTTGATGCGGCCAAAGAGCCCGCAAGACAAATGTCTCTGAATGCTTCGGAATCTCCGGATATCATAATCTCTATGATCGAGTCAGCCGAGAATAGCCATGGTTATAATTTTGTAAGCCGCGAGATTGTAGACATGATGTCTGCTGGTGTAATAGATCCTGTTAAGGTTACAAGAACAGCCTTGCAAAATGCTGCTTCTGTGGCTACTTCACTAATTACATC